AATATTTATTTTTGCTGTTGTTGGTCGTCTGCCAAACCGAGTTGCTGCATCTGTAATTGCTGTTGAATTAATTTTTGTCTATCTTGTTCAATTTCTTCATCCATTTTTGCAATTTCAGCATCGGTTTGCTTTAAAATATTCTTTCTTACATACTTGGTTGAGAAATATAAACCATTGTATTGACCAATAGTATTCAACATGTTTATTCTTTCTGCCAATATTTCATTTTCCTTAAGATCATTAAAATATGCATCTTTTGAAAAGTTTATTACAATATCTTGATGAATATTAGACCAATCCTCTTGAGTCATAATACCCTTCAACAAGCATTGTTTCTTTAAAATATCAAGGAATAAAAATGCAAATTTTCTTTGTTGTCTTTCTATGAACTTATAGAATTTCACTTCATCTCTAGTAATTTCGCTGCTTCTTCCAAGATTAAACCCTGTCTGAACTTCCATTCGAGTAAGAGGAACATTCAGTGCTCGGTATAATTTCTTAAGAAGATATTCGATATCTTCCAGTTGACCAAGATTTTGACCACCTGGAAGTGTAGTGATTTCTGTTCCTTTTCCACCTTCTCTTCGTGGTAACCAATAATCTTCTAGAACAGACATGAAGTTTCTTTGGTCTTGAATTTGTCCAGAGGCAGAATCATAAGTTAATTTATTACGATATCGATTCATCAAATCTTTTATATATTGCTCTGCCTTTTGCTTTGGAAGATTTCCAACATCAACATAAAATACTCGTCTCTCTGGTGCTCTTGCAAGACGATAAACCACCAACGCATCCTCGCTCTGTCTGAGCATGTTTAGTGGTCTGATTGCCTTGTATAAATTACCAACAACCTTTCTGGTTGTCTGATCAATAAGACCAGAGTGACAATATGTAATCGAATCAACAGATATTTTTACACCCGGAGTATTTACTGATGGTGTAATTGCACTTGCATTGTTAATTTCATAATCTGAATATATGTAAAATTCTTCAACAGATTTAACCAATGGAACTGTAGTGTTGTTGACTTTTTTGATTTGTTTCTGAACTCTTCTTACTTTTCTAATTTTAATTGGATCAATTGCTCTGAGTTCAAGAATTCCTTTTTCTGGATGTTCAGTATCAATTATATTTTGAAAATATAGTCTTCCATCAACATACCATCTTCTGAATATATCATAACCTTTATTGTTATAATCTAATAATTTTACAACTTTATCAAATTCTTGTTGAACTTTAGATTTAATATTATCAGATAAATCTGTATTATCTAAGGATATTTTTACAGATGTTCCACTTGTGTCAAATGTTATCGCCTGTGTGACAATATCATCAATTGCCATATCTACTTCTGGATAAAGTGCCATCGATCTATATTGTTTGATCAAAGCATTTTCATCTACGAAGTAACCATTAAAGTCATAAACAGAAGACATGAAGCCTCCTGTTTCGACAATTTGAGTTCCATCAAATGTATCTGGTGCAATAAATGAAGCGTTAGATGGACTGTCTCCACTCAAACCTCCGAGCGAAACATCTAGCGTTTCATTATTTTTATTAAAAGAAAAACCAAAAAGATCAAATAACTTCATTCATTTATTCCTTATCCATCATATGGTTCCCAATAATCATAAGCAATCTGAACAGTAAATTCAGAGAATGAATCCTGAAGGTCATAGTTCAGTGTTATTGCGCCGATATCTACTGGAAAACAATTCTTTAATTTAATTGCCTTTGTAAAGTTTTCTGGTTGTTGTGTTTCTGTTGGTGTTGAAGATGTACCTGGAATTAAATCACTATATCTGATAACCCAGTCTGTGACTAGATTATAATTAATTTGATTAGTATTTCTACCACCCATTGCTTCAATCCAACGCTCAAATCCAGATCTCAAATCCTTTGATGGAGTATTTGAATCATAAACGCTGATAGCCCAATCACCATATTGGCGTTCTCCAGCAAATTTCACTATTCTTCCTTGCCATGCAATTGGAATTGCTCCAATAGAAGAACCTGGTAAGTCCGCTGCCTTTACATAGATATAAATGTCACTTAAATTTGGAGATTCAACGCCATCAGGCCATTGACCTTCGACCAAAAATCTATTAGGTCTTACTCCAAAGAAATTATTTCTAAATTCGTTTAATGTTGCCATTTATAACCTCTTTTCTTTATGTATCAAAGTTCCGAAGATAGATCTTTGTTGGTTAGAGTAATTGTTACATAATTAATAGATGTTATTGGTTTGATTAATATATCGGCAACAAAGTAATTTGCTTCTACTACTTCTGGCGTATTATTTGATGTATCGCAGACTACTCTATATTCTGAAATACCTCTTTGTGCTACTATGCGATCTAAGAATCCTTCTGCTGCAATCTTGAATCGTGAGCGAGTTATTGCATCATTTTGTTCAAACAATATTGATCTTGCAACTGGTCCGAGCGATCTCTTGATATACATGAATAGTCTAGAAACATTAATTCTAGAAAGAGTTGATGTATCTGGTTCTCCAGTTTTATCACCATATAGATAAGTACCTTCGCCAGAAAATGTTACTACTGGATTAATTTTTGCATTATATACCGCATCTTGTTCGGCAGTTGTAAGATTCTTGCTAAGGCGAATTACATTTAGAATTCTTCCCTTCTTAGTTCCTGCTGGAGAGAACCAGGGATAGAAGTCTCTATCTGTACGAGCAATACATCCTGCCAAGTCTGCTGCAAGAGGAGTTGTTACTGTGTTTAGACCAGTTACATCAAAATGAACTTTTGATCCATATACTACAGCATAATTTTTATCGGTTGCTGTTGTAAAATTAGATATATCGTCAGAAACAGATGTTGCTCCAATTGGAACATACATTATTCCAAGTGCTGGTTTTTCTGTACTTGCTTTTGCATCAACAATTGTTTGAAGTGGTGTAATATATGATGAATTGCCAGAACCACCCTGGAAAATAACTTGAAAATCAATATCTGCAAATCCTGCGGGTGGTGTTGTTCCATTTGCAAATGCAACATAACAACCACCACCATATTGTAAGAAGTTATTTACTGGATACCATTCATTTCTAAATGTTGCACCAGATATCCCAGTTCCTGTATATGTTCCATCTAAATATGATGCAGCACATGAACCTACGCTATATGCAGTTTGTCCTTGTACAAATGTAACTCCTCCAGCATTTAGATAAACTAAATCTGTTAGTCTATTGTACCATTCTGATGAGTTCTGAACATAAAAATATCCCTGTGCTTGTTCTGCGGTATTGCCCATTCTTTTAAGAGCAGTCGTAATATTGCAAACAGCACCAATTGTAGATGAAAATTGTTCTGTTACGGGAACAACCAATGATTCATCTAAAATTCTAAATTGAACATTTGGTCTAGCCATGCTTCTCTCCTTAAATAAATTTCCTATTTATATGTAGTTAAAATGGAATTTTGTATAGATTGTGACCGTTTTGTTTTGATTTTTGTCAAAACCATGGCATTTTTAGATCTTTTTTGTCGATAATCAACCATCTGTCATCTTCTTCGCTCCATTTCGAATCCTCTAAAATATCATCAACATCAAGGGATCCATCCAAATAATATCCAAATGGCAACATATCATCTTCTATTTTTTCAATATCTTGTTGATACATTGCTAATCGAACATCCATATCAGTTAGACTCTTAAAATATGGTTGCCTTGTACACCATGCAAATAAAACCAAACACATGACAAGATCATCATTATGACCATCTTCTGCTTCAAAACTTTGCTTTTTGGAAATAAATGTTGTAAACTCTGAGATCACATCAGCGTCTTCTACAATTAGTTTATCTTCCTCAATCATATTTTTGAGGACTTGACAACCAACCTTTTTTGTAAGAACTGATGTTTTAACTCCTAATTGAACTTTTTTGACAGGTCCAAATCCCTCGGTCATGACCTGACCTTTTCTACCCATCATCGTCGTTTTCACTATATTTTCATATTCCAGATCTGTATGAAGTATATTTGCAACTTCTATTCCTATACTGTTCACTTCTACCAGTACATGGGCATTGTTGTATTTTCTAGCAACTGTTTTGAGAACAGAAGCAAACAATAAAGGAGAGACTGTGTTATTTCTGTATGTTGCAACTACTTTATAAGGAAACTCAGTAACATCCACTACTGCCATTGCTGTATAGTCTTTTCCCTGTCCTTCAGCGACATCGGCAGTTATGAAATATAAATGATCTTGACTTTTTTCATTATCTGGATCTTTTCTGACAGGTTCCTGATAAATGTTCATTCCATCTTTTGTTCTTAATATTGGTTTTGTATAAACCAATGTGTGTAACTTTGCAGATGATATTAAAGTATTTGAACTTCCCAAAAAGTCACAATTGTGTGAAACAATACCATTTGACAGATAACTAGAACTTTTAACTCCAACTGGATCATATAATTCTATATCATCATTATATGATTCATGATCTAATTTTTTAGATTCTCTCCATGTCCCATCTACTAAAATTCTATGATTATCCGAACAAGTTAAATTGTAATTTTTAAGTTTAACATAGTTTGGTTTTGTTAATTTGCGTATACCACGAAAATCTTCCCAACCATTAGGTGTTAATATCTCATATTGGGTATTTTTCTTTAAAATTTCCAT